CTTTTCGCTGTTTTATAAATGTATTTGCCTTTCTTATTCTTATACATGATACGAACCTTAAGTTTCTTAGCGCGAAGCTGTAAATTTCTAAAAGCAGTTGCTTTCTTTATTAATTCAGGGCGTGAAAGATATACCCGCCGCTTTCCTCTCTTTCTAGTGATTTTAATACCAACACTCTTGAGTTTAGTCATAAGAGCCTTATTTGGTAATTTTTTAACTTTTGGTTTCTTTTTACCAAAACTTTGCCAGAGTGCAGTAGTGGACACTTGCTTATAAGCAATATACACTACAACAGAATATACATAAGCTATAAAAATCCAGTGCCGTTTCTCACGATATTGTCCTGGGTAAACATTTTTTATTTTACCACTGATAAGAAGTTTATACATACTTATAACAAGTCTAGGATACACATCCTCATCCGACTCATCCATAGTTTGTAAAAGTTCTAAAACGGAACCGTATGTTACTTCGGCTAATTGGTTTATTATACCCGCTCCCAAGAAAGTCCCTGTACTCATGGCGTCTATTATATCAGGAATATATCTCTCGATGGGTGGTGGCCACGAGACTCCTGGAAGAGCGAGTTCGTCGGGATCTTCGGGTCTCTCTGTCTGTTCTCGAGAAGGAGATGGGCTGCGCTCTGGGCGTTTTGATGCGCCAAAATTTGTTCTATTTCGTCTTTTGATTTTGGAACTGATATTTTTTCTTTTGCCAAACTTGTGCAGGCGAGGGTCTAGATACATCAAGCGGCTAAGAGTCTCTTTTGAAATCACTTTGCCAACCTCCTCATTGCCCCTCATCTCACTCAACTTATAGTTTATATCCTCGGCAAGTTTTTGTTGAGCCGATTTTGTTTTATTTGTATTGTATTTGTAAATTAATTTGGCGACGTCGTCGGCGGGCTCATCTTTCGCATCCCACCCCATCTGTCTGAGTTTATTCATCGCCGTCGCGGTTGTCTGATATGTCTGTATTACCCTTTTATGCAACAACCAATCTAATATAGTCGCGTGTAAAAATGTCGCAATTAGAACATCTTCACCTTTATCATTTAATATATCACATATCCCTGTCATGATCTCGATAATACTTTTCACCATATCTTTCGCTAGAGCGGATTCCTGAGCGTTTTTGTCGAACACTGAGAAATTACCCGACCCGACTGAGAAATCGAAGTCGCTATTCAACACGTCTTCAAAATTTTTCCGACTGGTATTACTTTTTAGGACCACGTCAACATTACCGATGAACAGCCCTGTAGCAGAATTGTATGATACGGGACGTGCCATCATTTCACTAACATAGGCTGTAATTTGGTTGTAATCCGGTACAAATTTATATTTTCTAAGGAACCGCGAGTATTCGAATTTAATAAATTCTCCTTGGTTTTTTTTGCGATTGCACCACGAATGAGATTGTCCAAACTCATTAGCATTTTCCGGCTTATTAGATGTTGCTAAAAAATAAGAACCGGTTATATAAGGTAATATATGTTCGCATTCTTTTCCAATATTTTTTTTATTCTTTGGGTACTTGATAGGAAGGGTACATAACCAACAATTGTTACACCATGTATACGGTGACCACACGTCTCCTCGCACCGGGTCACGAATTTTAGGAAAAAATGTTCTCCTTGGATCGCAACCAGGCCCATCGGAACTGTGCTTTACACCAGCATCTGAACATTGCTTATCATTGTTAGATTGTGGGGCAAAGTTATCAAGTATTCCACCTTCTTCGCGTTCCACCATCAGAACCTCTAGCTCTTTTAATATGCTATTGCGTTTATCACGTGGAATTTTCTCCAAAACTAGATTTACATACGCCTCTGCTGTGCCATTTTCCTGCATCGCGGTCATCGTATTCTTAAAATAATTCATCATTGCATTTTTATCTTGTATATTAAATTTTTTATCTTTGAAGGTATCGACTAAACTTTTTTCAACTTGCCCAGTAAAAAACCCTCTAAGTATGTTTATATTAACTATATTACTAGTCCTTATAAATCGGTCTTTAACTTCATTAGCCATGTCATCTTAACATTAAATAAATATTTTAAATTAAAATGAAATGTATTACATGTGCATCCATGCTAGGTAGTACCGCATCTGTTCCGGCTTTTTAAGATTGTCAAATTTAAAAAATACATGAGCGGAATCTGACATATGTGTTACTATGTATTTAAAATTCACAAGATTAGAATCATCATCGAGATGATATGGATTTTCAATTATCATAATTGTATCAAAAATTCTTTGTTTATGCATCAATTTAAATACACCAATGTATTTAGGCCCGTCATACCCAGGAGAATCCTTAGGATAAAACCCGAGATAAAAGTATTCTTTTGAAGTGTAACCTGCTGATACAGAAAGCATATTCAGATAGTCACGATAATAATGCTCGTCAAAAAAAGGCGTTGTTTCGTGTGAAATGTGCATAAGCCATGAATTTGCCCATCCTTCAGCGTTCAAATGAGTAAGTAACTTAAGTTCTGCTCCTCCGTCATACTTTTCAATAGAATTAAATAAATTTTGGTCTAAGTTTATACAGTTAGTTCTTTTAGAAATTTCTGGTTTAATATAATTTATATATCCAGACGCGATGAAAGAATTACACGAAGCAATCAATGATAACATATCTATAAATTTGTATATTTTATTTTTTTAAACGGTTTCTAAAATAGCAAGTACTTTATTTATAGTTGGAATACACACACCTGTTTCCCTGGACACTGTTGATTTACTTGGAGTTTTCAACTGTAAATTTTTTTTGATTACATAAAACAGTATTCCAGCTGTTGCTGATTTTGGAGTTACCGAGTCTAGTTTATCTTTGTACAGAGTATAATACTTATTACAAATTTCAACTGTTTTAAACGGTAATTCTAGTTTACTTATGTACTTCACAAAGGAATCATTTTCTATTATGTCTACTTTTTCCTTTCCGAGGGATCTATACTTAGCATGTTTTTCCATGATTTCTTGGAATATTTTTTCTCCTTTTAGAAATCCTTTTTGATTACCCTCTGCTAAATCTATGATTGATTGTCTATCAGTGGGTAAATTATTGTAAATACATGCGTAATAAAGACATGCTGCTATCAAACCATTTCTTACAGAAGCTCTTGTTAGTTTTCCAGATTCCATACAGATGTGCCACATATCTTTAGCAACCGGTAATACACAAGTATGAATTCCTATTTGGGCGCAATAATTCTGAAATTTTTCAGATATATTCCAAAATGTTTTCTGTTTATGACTAAATGTTTGTTGATAATGTATTCTCATCATCAATGAGTTTCTATTAGCAAATCCAGGTATTGTTCCCCCCTTATCGTAAGGGTTATCTGAAACGAATGTGTCTGCTCTTTGTGAACTATTAGACATTGAACCGTCTTCTTGTTTATAATTATTCCACTCGCAGTATTCAAATATACCCGACAACACAACCGTACCACAATCAAGACATATTTCATTACCCTGTTTATGATCAATTTGTAAGTTTATATGTTTACAATCGCAAATGTCATTTATTTTTTCTTCTTGAGTAAGTTCTTCAAAGTCGTTCCAGATGCTTTCAATTGATACCATAAACAATAGGTGTATACCACAATGTATAAAATATATCTTAATAATGATTAAAAAACGTAATTTTGCGCCTTAAATTGGTATTTAATTAAATTACATTATTATAGATTACATTACATTATTATGAATGACGAAATATACATTTTAGATAGACCAACTGTTAAGATAATTTTAAATAAACATTTAGAACTTTTTACAGTAAAAATATTATCAAATGAAGAATACAACTCCAAAGGTTTTGAAGAATTTTTAAATTATTTCCAAAATACATGGAAAATTGTAAATTCTAGCAGTGAGATTTACACTTTATACATAGACATTCAAGCGGAAAAAGATAATGAATTACCCTTACCTGCATACATGAATTTACTGAGGTGTATTACAGATGTAAATGAAATCTTAAAAACAAATTGTCACTGTATATGTATATTCACAAAAGAGGCAAAAAAGTGGCAAGATGCTTATAACTTTATAACAACTCTATGGAATCCAAAAGAAAATAGACCTATTAAATTCACGGATAACCAAGAGGATAAAACTGTTTTTTTACAGAGTAACAAATTGATTATATAATTTACAAAAAAATACACAACTTAAATACATTTAATTTAAAAAATGTACATATCATTTAAATTATGAAGATCGTATCTTGGAATGTTAACGGTATCCGTTCGCGTATTTTTAATGAAAAGATTTCAAGTAAACTGAAGAAAGATGAAAAAATTTTTCCAACAGAAGGTAGTGCCATGTACGAATTACTAAAACACGATCCAGACATTATTTGTATTCAAGAAACAAGATGCTCAATTGTGAAGTCGAACGTGATATCTATCCCGGGGTACAATTCATTTTTTAATGAATCTAAATTAAATCTCGCAAGAGCACCCGATAGATATTCTGGAACATGTATATTCTATAAAGAAAACATTCAGTGTAAATTCTCTACGGATATTCCGGGGTATGAAGATCTAGAGGGTCGAGTGATAATAATGAAATTTGAAGGTGTTACACTTGTAACCGTCTATGCTCCAAACTCTGGAACAAACTATGAAAATAAGATAAAGTTCAACGGGGCAATGTACAACTTTCTAAATTCACTTGACAACAAAGTAATTTTCTGTGGAGATCTTAACGCAGCAAAAGAGACACATTTTGATCAAAGTAAACAGGTGCCGGGGCCTGGGACTTATCCACATGAACTTAAATTTCTAGACGATCTAGAATTTATTAATTACAAAGACACGATGAAGTGTAACACGATCTACACCTGGTGGGATCCTCGTCAGGTAAAAGAAAATGGGATGTCTAGAGCACGAAACAGAAATAAAGGTTGGAGACTTGATTATTTCTTTACAAAGAACATTAATCAAATTTCCAGTAAATGTTTAAAATACATTGGTGAGAATAATGAAGGAATTCCTCTAGCTAGTGATCATGCTCCGGTTATTTTAGACTGGGAGGAAAGGAATGGAGGGAAGCATACGACCCTGGGGAGTCATGCGAGCGCCGCCATATAGCGCAACAACGGTAGCAACGATAGCAATCATAAGATTGGCCCACCAGATCAAATTAGTGAACTGACTCTCACCACAGTTACCCTTGCCACAGCAACCATCCTCCGCGTGAGCCGAGGTTAGCTCATTCATACTACCAAATACCATCCACGAAACAACGGCTAAAACAATAGCGTAAATAATAGCTCTCATATTTTTAATTATAATAAAATATTTTTTTTTTAAAATATATCATTTATTAGGAAAATTTAATGTCATTTTCCCAAAAATTCCTTAGGGAATAATTCTTCATTGTTTCGTATTCTTTATTTGTTTTGTCCCTTGTATTTGTCAGTTTTTCAATGGTGTCGCTAGAGAAAGAATGAATTTTCATATTTGTAAGATACTCATAAGAATTTGAAATCTTAGGATATCCAGACTTTTCCAGCTGGGAAATGATACATTCCATTTTTTGTTTGAATATAATTATTTTGTCCCCCATGATTTCAGTTACAAATTTAATTTTAGCATTTAGTACATTCAACTCATTACTCAGTTTATCACAGATGTACTTTTGTCTTTTGATGTAATATTCATTTCTGATTCTCCAAAAGTGGAAGATTATTTCTTCGGGGGATTCCATTTTAACTATTTCATTTTTCTCATTGAATACATACATGTTATTCGCTGACAGATGTGAAATTAGTTTCAATTTCTTAAGTGTTTCATTATTCTGAGTCCATTCTATTACATTTTCCAAAGGACATTTAATGGTAAAATTAACAGACATTTCGGTAGATGCGTTAGTGTAGCCAAATATGATACCTTCAGTCTCTAACTTGTCAAGGAATGCTTTGTAATCGTCAGTCCATGTTCCAATTGGAAGTTCTGTAACATTTATCACATTTCCCTTTACAGTGTATTTTCCTATCGTGATCCATTTATTAGTCTCAGTCTTTTTAATAGTTCCTGTAAAACCTTTATACCAAGGTGTCATTTCAGGAATGTCTGCGTCCTCGTCAATCACAAGATCCATGAGTCTCTTTTTAATGTCTTCTGGATTGAAACACGGAACATCGCAAGAGAAACCTGTTCCGATACCGCATGCTCCGTTGATAAGAATGAGAGGCAATGTAGGAACATAAAACATTGGTTCAATCGGATCTCCATCTTCTTCTAGATAATCAAGAACATTGTTGTCATCTTCATTGAAAAGTTTTTTGAAATCGTTTGAGAGATGCGTGAAAATGTACCTTGGGCTAGAAGCATCTTTGCCTCCAAGAAGTCTAGTTCCAAACTGTCCAACAGGTTCTAGTAGATTCATATTGTTTGAACCCACAAAGTTTTGTGCGAGAGAAACAATAGTATCCATTAGACTATTTTCACCGTGATGATAATTAGTTTTTTCTGATACATATCCAGACAACTGAGAAACTTTAATTTCTGAATACAAATTTCTTTTGATACAGGCATAGATAATCTTTCTCTGAGAAGGTTTCATTCCATCTATAAGATTTGGGATAGATCGGATGTTATCACTGATAGAAAAGAGTACAAGTTCTTTATCAACGAGGTCCTTTACAGAAACATTTGGCGAATTGTAATCCAGACTTTTCGGACATTTAATATTTTCTAATATCCACTTTTTGCGAGCATCGGCTTCAGTCTTTGTGAAAGCCAAAACAAGAGACTTTGAATCTTCGTTTGTTGTTATTTTATAATTGAGAGTTTTCATAGATCTAAAGTACTCTTTAGCTTCTTGTTGAGTGCTAGTACCAAGACCCTTGTAATATTTTACCTTGAATTTTGAAGCGTCATTCTTCGATTTCCATTCTTTGTAATCATTTAGATTGTAAAATGGAATTACTTCACTTTTTTTCGTAAGTTTGATAACAGGTGTTACCAATGAACTTATGAAGTCTTCTTTAAGAAGTTCTGGCCAACCGTGACTGATGAAGTTGACCAGAAGACTCTTGATGTGAAACCCGTCTGTATCAGCATCAGTCATGATAAGAATCTTACCATATCTGAGTTCTGAAACGGATTTATACTTTTTACCAGTTTGAAGACCCAAAATTTGTTTGATGTGATTGATTTCAGCGTTTCCCGACATTTGTGAATAAGTCGCGGTTCGTGTATTAAGTATCTTACCCTTGAGAGGAAAAGCTCCATAGTAGTCTCTGCCGACAACTGAAAGTCCAGATACAGCAGTAGTCTTGGCTGAGTCTCCCTCTGTAAAGATAATAGTACACATTTTAGATTCTTTTGTACCTGCTTTGTTTGCGTCATCAAGTTTTGGAATGATGACTCTATTAGTTTTCTTTCCATCTGTCTTTGATATGTTTTTCTTTTCCTTGGCTTCTGCGAGAGCAAGGATACTATCGAGTATGCCAAGTTTTAGTACACTTTTTACAATGTCGTCTGTTAGATTGAATTTACTTCCAAAATCTGAAATTTTAGTGATGTGTTTTTCTTTGGTTTGAGATGAAAATACTGGATTTTCAATCTTACAATTGATAAATACAAACAGATTTTCCCTGATGTAATTTGGTTTGATAGTAATATTTTTGTGTTTTTCTTGAATTATTTCAGTTAGTTTTTTAACAAGGGGCATCATTACATGTTCAACGTGATTTCCGCCGTCTGTTGTAGCAATTCCGTTTACAAATGAAACGCATTTGAACTCATTGCTTGGACTGAAAGCAACTTGCCACCTATTTTGCTCACAAACAATTCTGGGAACTGTCTTTTTGTCTCCAATGTACATTGAAATGTAATCGGAAAAATCTTTAATGTTCAATTTTTTACCATTAAGATGAACTGAAACGTGTTTTGGAGTAATAGCGCAGATGTCGTACACTCTTTTGGCCAGAATACAGAGAGTATCATGAGACATCTCTGAAATTCCAAACCGAGCATAATCTGGCTTGAATGATATTTTAGTATAATCTCCTTTTTTGCTATCGGTTATAACAGGTTTAGATTTCTTAGACATATTACATTGAAATTTCTGCGTGTATTTTTTACCGGAATGAGAGGTCTCAATTATAAATTCGGTCGAGAATACATTTACAAGCTTTGCTCCGAGACCATTGAGACCTCCAGTAGTTCTTTTTTGAGAGTCGTCAAAATTAGTGGATGTAAGCAAATTTCCAAAAATAAGTTCCGGAATGTAAATTTTATACTCTGGGTGTACCTCAATAGGAATACCCGAGTCGTTATACACGCTAATTTTTTCTTGTGAGATTTCTACCTTAATACAATTAACCTCTTCGTTTCTTTGTACTTCGTCTGAAGCATTAGTGATAATTTCATCGAAAAGTTTATATATCCCCGGGTTAAAGTTACACATACTATATTTCAATTTTTCTTCTTCAATTTTCCACATTTCAGAATTCACACACTTTATATCACCGAGGTACATACCTGGGCGTGCTAAAATGTGTTCAATCTGTGTGTACTTCTTGAATTTTTCCGCCATTGTTAAATTATCTGGTTTAGATATATACTAATTTTTTAAACCGGATAATTTTTTGTAATTTTTGATATACAACCCCCTTTCACGATTTCATATCATTGATTAATTTATTAATGTGCTCTTCAGTAACAACTCCACTGAAACTGCGCGAGTCATTTTTGTACTTTATAATAGTATAAGGCATGGTTGTAAAGTTGTATTCTTCCATTACATTATCAAATTTATCATCGTCTAGATTTACATGGTATAGCATACTGTTTGGAAAAGATGTTAGAATTTTATCAAGTTCTCGGCAAGGAATACACCATTCTGTTCCAAATTTGATAAATACAAATGTATCTCCAAAATCCATCTGAAGTAAATTTTTGAGAACAGAATTGTTTCTAACAGTGGCACCCATACAAATATATAAAGTGTATTTATTTTATTTTTAAGTTGAATAAAATAATTTAATTTATTATGTAAATTTTAAAATGGCGTTTTTAGACTTCTACAGTATTGACTTAACTATAATATTAATAATTTTACTTATAATGGGCATCTTGTTTGCAAGTATTAATTACGTAGACCCAGAAGAAGACACTGTTGGAACTTTGGGTAAAATATTAATTTCATTTACGTTAGGGTTTTTGTCTAGTGTGTTTTATTCGTACATTACACTCGAAAGTGATGTATTATTAAAAGAAAATTTCTGGGACTAAATCAAATATTAAAATAATTTTAAATAATTATAGATGTCGATTAGCTTATCTAAGTTTAATCCTAAGAGAATAGAGGAAAGACGTACCGTAGGATCAGGACCAGCCACATGCGTCTTTATAGGAAAGAGAGGAACAGGAAAAAGTACATTAGTCGCAGATATACTTTATCATCTTCGCAGAATTAAAGCGGGCGTTGCTATATCTGCAACTGAAGATGGAAATGCTTTTTATTCAAGTTTTATTCCAGACTTACTTATACATTCTGAATATAAACCCGAAGTTATTCAACAAGTGATTACCCGACAAAAAAAGTCAATAAATGGAAAAGATCCTAAGAAAGACAATGATGTTTTTTTACTCTTAGACGACTGTATGTATGATAAACGTATGATCAGAGATACCAACATTCGTGGCATATTCATGAATGGAAGACATTGGAAAATTACATTCATGTTAACAATGCAATATTGTATGGACTTACCCCCTGATCTTAGAGCAAATATAGACTATGTATTCATTTTAAGAGAAAATATTATTCAAAATCAAGAAAAACTTTATAAGAATTTTTTCGGTATTTTTCCACAATTCAGTGTTTTTCAAGATGTTTTAAATGCTTGTACAGAAGGATACGACTGTCTTGTTTTAGATAACACTTCAAAAAGTAATAACATACAAGATTGTGTTTATTGGTATCGAGCAAAACCCAATAGAAAATTTAGAATAGGATCAAAAGAGTTATGGGACTACTGTGCTAAAAAATATGATAAAAATAAAACTAAGGAAACTGCAGACGAAGATCCTAAAAAACTAAGAAAGAAAAATGCCGTAAGTGTTACAGTTAAAAAGTTAAAATAACTTAAAGAAGATTATTTAAAGGCATACAATATGTAATGTAGTGTAATGTATTATGGATAAGATAAATAAATTAAAGTCTATACCTCAGCATGAACAGCGATCAGAAGCTTGGTTTAAACAAAGAGAGGGTAAATTAACAAGTTCAGATGCCGGTACAGTTCTTGGTTTAAATCCTTATCAACGACCACATGAAGTTCTCTTTAAGAAATGTGGACACGATCCAAAGCCTTTTGTAGGTAATGTAGCTACTTTACACGGTCAAAAATATGAAGATGAAGCAATAGATAAGTACTGTAAACTTACAGGCCAAGAAAACCATGATTTCGGACTTATAGCTCACGAAGATGTACACAATTGTAGCGATTATTACTGGCTAGCTGGTTCACCAGACGGTGTTTCAATGTCTAAAGAAGAAAATGGAAGACCTATTCTTCTTGAAGTAAAATGTCCTTACAAAAGACCTATTAAATTTGGATATATCCCTGAATATTACTATCCTCAGGTTCAATTGAATATGTTCATTTGTAATCTAGAAGATGCAGATTTTATAGAATATAAACCACCAGACATCATGAACATTGTCAGGGTTAAAATTGACTACAATTGGTTAAATGAAAATTTGCCTATTTTAGAAAAATTCTGGAAAGAAGTCGAATATTATCGTAAGAATGACATTAAATTACATCCAAAATATAAACCGCCAAGACCACCTAAGAGAGTTTTAGATCTACGTGATACTTCAGATGACGAGGCAGTGTGTATCCCAGATTTGATTATAAGGGACATTTAATTTTACAGAAAATATTTCAATTTAAAAACTTAATTTATACTAATGTAAATTCCAAAATGGGAATCAGAGGACTCAATAATCTCATCAAGAAGTATGCGCCGGACGCTATTTCAGAAAAAGAAATAAATTTATACAAAGGTTCTATAGTAGCTGTTGATTGTAGTATACTCTTATATAAATTTAAATATGCTTCTCGTACTCCAAATTCACATATTATAGGTATAGCAAATAGAATTAAGTACTACTTCATGAATGGAATTCTTCCAGTGTTTGTATTCGATGGTACACCTCCTGAGGCTAAAAAGAGTGTACTTGTTAAAAGGCAAGCAAATAAAGAAAGAATGTATGTCCGTCTTGAACAGTTGAGAGCAAAAATTCCAGAGACTAATGAAGAAGAAAAACTTATAAATGAAGAAATAGAAAAAATTACATCTCAGCTCATTGTTATAAAGAAAAAAGACATTGAAGAATGTAAAGAATTCCTAGAATTTTC